CTCAAGTGTTCCCCGAGAAGACTGATAACCAAAATCAAGCGAATCGTGCTTGTGTGCCTTGTGCATTGGCTAGCGCAGTGACCATACTGTATGAATGAGCTTCATCACTCAACGACAGGAGTTCTCCCCAGACACACCGCCATGCTACATCTGCCACCGCCAGATGTTAACGGCGCTGGAGGACAGAATCCAGGAGTTTCGAGTGGCGAAGGAAGTGGGGTACTGGGAGTGTACATTGCAGATCGGACTCTGCGACACATGTACGGGTGCCCGGTGGACCTCCCATCCATGCGTTCCAAGATGTTTCGAGGACAACGACCTCCGCCTCCACGTGATCCAGCTCTCTCCGACGGAGGTTACAGTGACCTATTTGGCATCTGTGACTGCTGGACATGCGGAAGCTCCGATGAAGGTCAGGAACAGCAACCTTCTGCTCTCGACGAAGACTTTGAAGACACCGCCAGCGAGAAGTCCCTTAGTGAATGCAGCCTTGACGGAACTGTTGCCCTGGATCGGTTCGCAACTGGCTGGAAGGAACCAATCCCGCGGTCCTTGGACCTGGTGCAGGTGGTTTCGTTGCTGGAACCCAGCGGTACCTTCGGTTACACGGACATATATATTGATTCCTCCAGGCCTGTCGACAGAACCGTGCACTTCATCAGGAGGGGGGCAGCACTCATGTTCAGGACCGTTGGAAGCTTCATCAAGTGGGACAATCCAAGCAGGGGTTACAGGATCAATGGTGAGATCCGGTTCAACTTCGTTGTCTCCTGGGACGGTCACGCAGGCACCTTCGACCCAACCGGTGCCGCTCGAGTCTCTACTTACCTCTCGGACCATCGACCTAACCTCGGACACCGGCCTCGCGGGCAGGCGTATGACGAGCGTCCGGGACCCGATGCGAGGTCTTTATTCAGAGATCGAATTGAGCGTGATGTCTTCACCGCCGCATGCTACTGCCAGCCGCCCGGATACGGGATCAGAGCTTTCCTCCATGGTAACTGGACAACTGCAGCAGACATCAGGAGTCTCGACCTCCCCACCTGGAGGCACCTCGACACCACAGGGCCAGAACCAGTCCTCCGGATCGGGCAATCCGGCTTCGAGTACGTCTACGGCCAGCAACCATTTGGAGGTGTTGAATGGCACGTGTCCGTCCTTGTCTATGTCCACAGTCTCCTTGTCCACAGAAGGGTGCCTCTCCGCGATTTTCCCGATGTCAAATTCTCAGTTGAGGGTATGTCGGGTTCGCACGCCCAAGCTATCTGCGGTACAGGATGTCGGTGGGAACAAGACGCTGATATGTGAGGAAGAGGAGCATGACGAAGACGCTTACAGGATTGTGAAGATATGCCCAGCGATACAGGAACGCTGTTTCCACTCGAATGACATTGGTAACGTTATTGACGCAGTGATAGAGCGCAGACTCATCCCAAACAGACAATTCACTGCCCCGAAGAAACACAGTGATGAGATAAGGGCAACCACGTTGGGGTTAATCAACCGCTACTTCACCATTGGGGACATTGAAAACGTGATGAAGTGGATTGTCGATTCAGACCCGAACTACATCTCCAAGAAATGGAGTGAGAAGCGATACCAGTCCGCTGCACAGAATGCACGACAGCGGCACATACCAAGGAAGGGCGTCCTGCACACCGCAGCCATAAAACTCGAACCGCATAAGCCAGGCAAACCTCCCAGACTCCTGGTCGCCGATGGCGACCTGGGGCAGCTGACGGAGCTGCTGATTGTGGGGGTGATGGAAAAACGGTTGTTCGGTGTGTATGAAAAAGAGTCCATTAAAGGCGTGCCTAAAGATGAGGCAATAGCACGAGTTATTCAGCGTACACAGATGCCAGGCACGGAGCCGATCTGTTGCATGGAAAACGACGGAAGTGCTTTTGACTTCAGTGTGATGATTGAGGTGCGCAAGTTGGTCGAGAATGTTGTGTTGGACAGGATTCAACACGTTCTCGAGAAGCACTTGGTTTGTGGGTTGATAAGTGAGGCGGAAGCGGGCAAGAGGGCGCGTGAGAAAGACACTTTCCAGATACGTGTGGTTCCGAGGGACCATGGTGTCATGACGGAAGAGCTTCTGATCGCCTTCTCTCGCAAGTCATTCACTGTAGCTGTTGACTCCATGCGCCGCTCTGGTCAAAGGGGCACTTCGTCCCTAAACTGGCTGACATCGAAAGTGTTGGGTGCCTGGTCCATCTACGGACC